GAATATTGGGCAGACCATAATATCTCCATAACCATATATGTTAATGAGCCTGAGTGGATGACTGTTGGTGCTTGGGTATACGATAACTTCGACATTCTTAATGGTGTTAGTTTCTTACCACATTCAACTCACATATATCAGCAGGCCCCATATCAACCGATATCCGAGGAGAAATATTTAGAGTTGCGAAATAAAATGCCAACGATTGATTGGTCGTTGTTTAATATCAATGAGCACGAGGACAACACTATTGGTGCTCAACAATTAGCCTGCTCCTCTGGCGTTTGCGAGTTGATATGAGAAAGAAATTCTACTGTTACTCGTGTGAAAACGAATTTACTGTCATAAGTGATGAACCAGTATTATTTTGTCCTTTGTGTGCAGAATCACTAGAAACCGCAGATGAGGATTTAGATTGGGAATCCAATGAGTAAACTAAGAGTTGAGTTTAATTCTTTAATAAACTCTTGTTGGTTTTGAAAGTGTTTTTTGAAGATTTTTGATCGTATATTACTATTGATCCAATGGTCAGACTCTAGTACACCAAAAATGAACTGTGCCTTTTCTTCGGCATAGTTTAGAGCAGACTTGGTATTGCAAAACAATAGGATCTCTCGTTTTAGTGAATCACAACCATCTTTCTCTATCATTTCCAGTATTGTGGGACTAGATGACCAATAGTCTTGCCAATCAGATGGTTTTCTTATTTTTTTCTTTTTGCCATTAACTACTTTGGTTGCTGCCTTGGTCAACAGTTTTTTACCTATGTATGATTTAGAGGTACTTGTATCTGAGATCATATATAAGAAACCTATTGCATTCTCTGGTATTTTAGTGTCGTCTAGGGGTTTTCCTTTGTAAATCCACTGATTTTTCATACTTTTATTCTGTATAGGTTTGACATTGATTATTTATTGGTTTACACTTATTATATAATGGTGAAAACTGCAATTGAGTTTGAGAAAGATATAACCGAATTGATGGAATTGATGGTACATCGTCCGAAAACCGTTAAATCTGATCTATGGAAGTTTATCGGTAATATTGTATCCATGAATAGAAAGTTAGGACGAATTGAAGCCTATAGGAGATATAGGGGACAGTTTGCGGAACCATCGATGGAACAATTACTGTTAATCCATGAGTTGATAGATGCTATAGATTTAGCACAAAAACAAATTTTGATAGAAAGGTTAAGCAAATGAGATTTCTTAGATTTTGGATGTGGGTTCAGGAACAATTAGACAACCTAAATGAACTAGCAAGTATACCAGCACCAGGGTCACGGTGGCCGTATAATACAGCAAAAAGGTCACATAAAAATACTAATGCGGCTTTAGAGGTTGGGAGTTTTCATGCTGGTGTTCCATGTATGGAATGTACTTTTTATTACGCTAATAATGGGGTTGTAATCAGGGTTAGTGGATATGACTCTAACGGTGATAGAAAAAACGTAAAATTGCATATTATACCAAATGATTCTGCAGATATAAAAAATGAAATAGCAAATATCATCTCACTCGAATTAATCACAAACAAATGAAGTATATACATTTGCAGAAAAATCTTTCTGCACAGGCTGATGTTTATAAAAAGCTGATTCAGCCTACGTTAAAATACGGTCCATGGATTGCTGGTGGTAGCATATTAAGGTGGTTTAATAATGAATTCGTTGATACAGATATAGATGTCTTTGTTAATTCAAAAGATCAGGCTATGGGTTTGATAAACGTTTTAAAGTCCAGTATGTATTCTATGACCTTTAGTACTGATAATGCTTTAACATTTTCTAATGGGATGTCTCCTAAAATTCAGGTAATAGTTAAACGTTATTATGATAAAGCATATGACGTGATTGATGACTTTGATATATCTGTCTGTCAGTTTTTGTTGGGTGATAATATTATTGTATGCACTAAAGACGCAATCGACCATAATGAGAAAAAACAACTTCATATGACGTCATTACAAAATCATAAGACCGCATTCAGCAGATTATTGAAGTACCAATTTCGTGGATACAACCCAGATAAAGAAACCACAGAGTTATTGGATGCACATAGAGAAGATATAAACTTTTCGATTTTGTCTGATAATGAATACTGATATTCATTCGATTGAGTCTTGGTCTAAAATAGATCCAAAACCAGTTCTTTATAAGTTAGGTAGCAACTACTATTGTTGCCTAAATGGGGTGCATTTAACTAGAAACATGACATTGGCAATTTTAGCAAACCTATACTGCAATCTCAATATCCACAATGTCGAATTGGATTTCCTTTTTAAAGAGTCGATTCAACACAATATTGTTGATGAAAATAATTATACTGATAGTTATACTTATTTTTATAGAATGCGAGGATTGACGGTTGGTACTGTAGATTCCAAATTTGGTATTGACTTGATGGGTAATACCAATTATGAATACTTTAAAGAAAATATTTGGGATGTGTATAAACACTTGATGGATAACGATAATGCATTAATTGTTGCATAAAAATAGTAGTTGAATTATAATTGGATTGTGGTTTAATTTAAATTATGAAAGGATTCTATTGTGGCCAATGAAGTTAGTTCTAAACGCACCATCTCCACTCGCCGTCTTAAAAAATCACTCGAGCGATGTGTCGCAGTGAAACGACCTGCATTTATTTGGGGTCCTCCCGGAATTGGAAAATCTGATACCATTGCTCAGCTCTGCCATGAGATGGGTGGGTATCTGTATGATATTCGTCTGTCTCTCATGGAACCCACCGACCTCCGTGGAATCCCTTTCTACAATAAAGAAACAGGCCGAATGGAATGGGCACCTCCCATCGATCTTCCTGATCCGGAACTATGTTCCAAGTATCCGATTGTGTTCTTGTTCTTCGATGAAATGAACAGTGCAGGTCCTGCAGTTCAGGCTGCGTGTTATCAGATTGCCCTCAATCGTCGAATTGGTACATACAAACTACCCGACAACGTAGTCATTGTCGCTGCAGGTAACCGTGACGGTGATAAAGGTGTTACATTCAGAATGCCAACACCGTTGGCCAACCGTTTCGTTCACTTTGAACTGAAAGTGGATTTCGATTCCTGGGAAGAATGGGCAGTGAATCGGAAATTGCATCGAGATGTGGTTGGTTTTATTTCATTCAGCAAGGATTCGCTGTATGACTTCAAACCCCAGAGCAATGAACGAGCGTTTGCTACACCTCGTTCTTGGGAATTCGTCAGTCAATTGCTTGAGGATACGATTGATGAAGTTACTATGACTGACCTGATCTCCGGAACCATTGGCGAGGGGCTCGCTCTTAAATTCCTGGCACACCGTAAGGTTGCGGCGAGAATGCCGAAGCCCTCTGCTATCCTTGATGGTACCGAAACCGAACTTAAAGTCAAGGAAGTTTCGGCTCAATACAGTTTGGCGGTTAGCTGCTGTTATGAAATGAAGGATACATGGGAAAAGGTTGGTCGAACCAAAAATGAAAAAGTGTTCCATGAAGGAACCAACAACTTCCTGTCCTTCATTATGGATAATTTCCAAACTGAAGTTGTTGTCATGGCTATGAGGATGGCTCTGCAAGTGTATAAGTTGCCCTTGGATCCGAAAAAGATCGTCAAGTTTGACGAGTTTTACACTAAGTTTGGCAAACTGATTATGAAAGCTAGCTAATGGTCAAACCAGTTGTTCCTCCCATCTCGCCAATTTATCCAATTCAACAAAGACGGCGGATGGAGGAACAACAATGGAAGATGATTAGAACAGCAGCCCTACATGACCCAATACTTCAAGATTTATTGGATAAAGCAATCATATATTGGAAGTTGAAATACGATCATGACTACGAAAGAACAGACCAAGGTAATTGACCCCAAACTTGATGCTGAGGTTAGGGAGAAATTGGTGGTAGCTAGGATTGGCCTGCTGATGAGCCAACCATTTTTTGGTAACATGGCAACCAGACTAGAACTAACCAATGCAGATGATTGGTGTCCCACCGCAGCAACCGATGGGCGTAAATTTTACTACAACACCGAGTTCATTAGTAAATTGAGTAAGGGTGAGGTCGAGTTCCTGTTCGGGCATGAAGTGCTCCATGTCTGTTATGACCACATGGATCGATTCGGTGATAGAAACAAAGAAATTGCCAACATTGCGGCTGATTACGTAGTCAATGATGATCTTATCCTGCAAGGTATTGGTCAGAAAATCACAACCATAAAAATTTGTCATGATACTAAATATCGTGGTTGGTCGTTTGAGCAGGTTTATGAAGACCTGATGAAGAACGTAAAAACCATTAACCTGTCTGATCTTATGAAAATGGTATTGGATCAGCACTTGGATGGGTCTGGTACTGATGATGAAGGTAACGAAAATGGTTCCCCGAAATTCTCCAAGGAAGAATTGGAATCCATTAAGGACGAAATTCGTGAGGCGATGCTTTCCGCAGCCGAACTAGTTGGGGCTGGAAATTGTCCAGCTGGGGTTCAAAGAATAATCAAAGAATTGACTGAACCCAAAATGAATTGGCGTGAGTTGATTCAGCAACAGGTTGAAAGTTGCGCTAAGGTTAATTACTCTTGGATGCGAATGAACCGCAAAGGGTGGCACTGTGATGCTATTCTTCCGGGGTTTGTTCCCGGCACATCTATTGACATTGCAATCGCAATTGACAACTCCGGTTCTATTTCAGACGTGATGCTTAAGGATTTCATGTCTGAGATTAAAGGTATCATGGAAGCATTTGATGACTTCAAGTTAACTGTTTGGTGTTTCGACACCGAAGTGCATAACATGCAGGTATTTACTACAGACACCGCAGAAGATTTGATGACCTATGAAATTAAAGGTGGTGGTGGAACCTCATTCCAAGCCAACTGGAATTTCATGAAAGAAAACGACATCCAACCTAAGAAATTGATCTTTTTCACTGATGGTGAAAGTTATGATGGATGGGGCGAGGAGGACTATTGTGACGTTGTTTGGATTATTCACAACCCCCATAACAAGGGAATCGTGCCACCGTATGGATTAGCTGCAAACTATGAGTAATAATTGGAAAGTTGATGCCCCCAATAATAGGGTTCTATTTGAGTGCACCTTTTATAACTACACTTACACTTTGGAAGGTAACAGCACCGAAAACTACGAGTATGTTCTAAATAGTATTATGAGGTATGCCGAGAACGTTATGTTAGGTTTAAAACAAAATAACATTGAATATCGGTCGGTTGAGGTATGGAGTTTAACCCACGCCGCAGATCGTGATTGTTTAATGGGTGGCTTCGCAATAAAAATGTCGGAGAAGGATTTAATGACCTTTGTTCTAAAGAATGGTTATGGTGACAGAAAATAAGTTTTCTGAAAGGTTAATCAACGAAAGCATCACCTTTACGGATGCAGTTAACGAAGGAACTGAAGTAACAATTGAATTAGATACAGTTGAGAATGCCAGAAAACTAAAGAATGAACTTAGGCGGCATGGTTTATGAGCGACGAGATTAACTTTAGATTTATCGGATGGTGTAAGGATAACTCCCACGATAAAGTTTGGGTTTCCTTTGAGGTTGGTCATTCTTATTATTGTGCTTGGGGTCGTAGAGGTAAGAAGTTATCGTTCAAAAAACACACTGATAAAAGTTTAGTTGTTGTAGAGAATTTTAAGAAAACATACTACAAGGAAGTTGATAGTTTCCTACTATTTAGTGTTTTTCCTTATTTCAAAGATGAATTGGAAAAAGAACTTATAGTTAAGTTATTGTCTAATAAGGTAAAATAGTAGAGTAATTGACAGATATTTTTCATTTTACTATAATAAAAGTATGAAATTACGTATATTAAGTGATCTACATATTCACCACAAAAATGATTTTCCTTTCCAACAATTGGATGAGGATGTGGTTGTTTTTGCAGGTGACATTGCGGAAGGAATGCAAGGTTGCGGTTGGATCAAACAACAAAACATTACCGTTCCAGTTATCTATGTTCCTGGTAACCACGAATACTACGGTCAGGATATTGGAAAACTCAATGCTGAATTTCGTAAGGTCAAACATTGCAACATTCTGAATAATCAAGTGATGGAAATTGATGATGTTGTATTTGTCGGAACTGTGCTTTGGACTGACTTCAATATCTTTGGCAATCAACCATTACATGCAGAGATGACTCGTCGAGCACTGAATGACTATGTTTGGATTCAACGCAAGGGTCACCGATTTACCATAGATGCTCAAATTGCATATAACAAGGTCGCAATTCGCTTCCTTGAAAAAGTGATCAAAAACAAGGATCCGAAGAAGACTTATGTTTTGGTCACTCACCATTGTGCTGAGTGGTCGATTGCAAATCGATTCAAGACCGACCCTGTGACTGCGGGATTTGCAACTAAGTTGCCATATGGCATGGAACAGGAGTTCAAACTTTGGATTCATGGTCATACCCACGACGCATTTGATTACAAAATTGGTGATTGCCAAATCGTGTGCAACCCTCGTGGATATTTTCATGAAGGAAATGCATTCAACAAAGATCTAATTGTGGAGGTGTAATATGGAAGAACGAATAATGACACACGACGAATATGTTAGTGAGTTAAAAGACGCACTGAGTAGGGGTAGTGTAACTGTTCGATTTCGTAAGGTTAACGGGGAGGAGCGAATTATGAATTGCACACTGAATCCTTCTGTAGTTCCCCAGTATGTTGGAACCGGAACTTCTCGTAAAAAGAGTGATGGAGTGATAGCCGTGTGGGATTTAGATAATAGTGGTTGGAGATCGTTCCGAGTTGATTCTCTAATTTCATTTTGTAACTAAGGAAGCAATCATGACAGTACAAGCATTGTATTCAGTTGAAGATGCAAGGAAAAAGATTCCAAATCAATATGAATTGGCTCTTATTGCTGCTACCAGGGTTCGAGAGTTGGGTAACTCTAAGACACCTGGTGCAGCAACCATTGCTCTCAAGGAAATTGCAGCAGGTAAGCTAGACATGCAATACTATAAAAATTCATTGAAGCCGAAAGCGAAGAAATGATGGGCCCAGGTTTCGGAGCAGAAATTGGAAGACAAATAACCCTGCTGATTATTTTGGTTGGGGTGGTTTTCTTTTTACTTGGTTCCCTTACTGTTTGGGGTTTACCTAAATTATGGGAACTCATTAAACCTATTATTCACTCATTAACTGCATAAGGAACAAATATGACTCAACCAACTACAGTAATTCTACCAACAAATCCTAAAGATATTGAGCGAGTTAAGGCTGCTGTTAAAGAAAGTAACGATTGCTTGATCAGGATGCAATCTGAGCGGGATGAAATGAAGGCCATTGCCGAGGTCATGCAAGAAGAACTAAACATCCCTAAGAAATTCTTCAATCGAATGGTTCGTGTCTATAATAAGGCATCATTCGATAAAGAAATCAAAGAAGTTGAGGAATTTGAATCTCTTTACGAAACAATTATGAAATAGGAGTGATAAATAATAATCACAACTCAAAAGGAGCCTATTGTGACTACCAAAATTCTAAGTTTGGGTGATTATTACCTAGACAAAAGTGGATGGTTTGTTAGAAAAAGTCCTTGGATCAAGCGAGTAAAGATTCTTTTTTCGATCCTGTTTCTATCAGCAACTTTCTATCCAAATGAAATAGTTAGAAGTCATATTCAAAGTAATTTGGAATATGTCTCATCCAAGTATTCCCCACCAGTTAAGGATGTGATTTACCGAGATTATATTCTATCTCACACATCTGACTTGACTGGGCCCAATGTGGTTGAGATTGTCGAAACCACAAAAAAATGGGCGTCTGAATTTGGTGTTGATGAAAAAATGTTATTTGCTATTATGACGGTAGAATCCACATTCTATCGCCACGCAATATCTAATGCTGGGGCAATGGGGTTAATGCAAGTTGTCCCTAGATGGCACTTGGAAAAGATACTAGAAGCTAGAAAACGATTTGGTAATCCTGAGTTGTTTGACACTAACACCAATATATTTTTGGGGGCATGGATATACAAGGACTGTTTGAATAGGTTCAAAAAACAGGATTCTGCGTTACTATGTTACAATGGTTCAAACGAGTCTCCAAATGGATATGATAAAAAAGTTATGATAGCATATAACAATCTATCAAATCTCATGAAGAAGGTAAAATGAGTAAGTATATCTCAACCAAAACATATAAAAACTTAGGATCTGTTGCATATAGACAATGGAAGGCGGATTCCCATTGCCGCCTGCTGCACGGATACTCGTTGTCATTTCATTTTGAATTTGAGGCTGATGATTTAGATGCTCGTAATTGGGTGATGGATTTTGGTGGTCTTAAACCACTAAAAGAATGCCTCGAAGAGTGGTTTGACCATACATTATTATTGGCACAAGACGACCCAGAATATGAAACAATAAAGAATTTGGGGATTAAAGGATTAGCTAAAATAATCGAGGTTGAGAAAACTGGTTGTGAGGGATTAGCAGATTATCTCTACGAATACATCAATACTATACTGCTTCCTAGTTTTGGGACATCTGAGGCAGAACGAGTTTGGTGTTGCAAGGTAGAAGTTCGTGAAACAGAGTCAAATATGGCAATGCGAGTTGGGCACCGAGACGATAATGAATTCAGTTAACATTCTATATTTTGAAATTCCTCCAACTGAAAAGTATTTGGGGTGGTTTGGGATAACACTACCACCAAAAACACGTTATAATGCTGAATTACCCGACGCTACAATGTTTGGTGGTATTTCTAATGCAGGACACGTTTACTTTGATAGTTTAAGTGGTCGTGATTCGTTTGTGGTTTATTGTAAACTATCGGGTATAAATCTAATTAAGAGCAACTATATAGAATTGTAAAATATTTTTTAAAATTCTTAGTTTTGACCTCGCAGCAGGCATATATATTATAATGGAAAACAAATTAACCTTAGGAACAGAAATGCAGCGCAAACCCTTTACATATAGTTTAATATCCGATTCAATTCTATTGAATTGTGGATGGGAAGGTGCACCAGCATAAGTTCTAGGGTTACTGGTGTGTAGTAAACAGAAACCCTAGACATTAAAATCTGGGGTTTTTTGTTTGTAATCAAGTATTTAAAATTTGTTTTGACAATTAATACCGAATTAAATATAATGGATTCATGTTGATTGATTTGAAGGTGAGTAACAGGTAAATGATGCGAAGTAATTAAGGGCTAAGTGGGGTCAAGAGCCCGCCAAGAAGACCTCTTCTAACAATCGGTACTCCGGGTTGTTAGTGACCTAAGAGGGCAATCGAGTCGAAAGACAATCGATGAAGTAAGCTGATGCCAGGCAACAGTGAGTCAAGGAAATGCGGAACGAGACTGCGGAACCTTGTAAATAAAACCGAATGGGCGGCGACAAGGATGGAAGCTGATTTGTCAGCGGAAAAATGGGTCGTTTAGGTCAATATGATTCTATTATAGACACAGCTGGTATGCACTCCCCCATCGGCCATGCGTCGGCGAGGTGTAGTCTGTGGGTAGACATACTAATAGGATTCATGTTGATTTGCTCTAGAAATAGAGCACTCTTTAATGGTTTCTCTTCAGAAGAGTGGATAAGTGACACGACCCCTGCCAGGGATTATCACAAAACCACAGCCATTGGCAGATGGAACAGGGGGCGTTAGTTTCCTGGGAGAAATCATTAAAGAGTAGTGGTGGGATTACTACATCACCAAGTGGTATCTCATCTTATAGTATTGGTGATGCTTCTGTATTGCCTCAGGATACAGATTAAGACAATCTCGGACGTTTATCGACTGAGATAGCTGAGGCCAAATATGAACCGTGGGACGGCTGGTGTGGTCAGTAGTCTTTCAAACTACGCAGATGGGATCGAAACCCATACGGTTCACCAAGATTAATATCCCAGCCAAAGGATGGTGGCATGCCTACGAAGCAAGCTTACGGAGGTTCGAGTCCTCTCTGGGGTACCAAATTCAATTCCGGTAGACGCGCGGTGGTTGTGCGGGGTGACTGTTAATCACTTGATCTTGGTTCGACTCCAGGTACCGGAGCCAGATTGTACTTGCAAGGAGATGACTTGCAAGGAGATGATTAGACCTATACTGAATGCTCAAGCAAGGTCCGCGGAGGGAGAGAGCCCTCCACAAATTCAATGGTGTCTAAAGAGCAAAGTCGTCGAGCCCTATGACTGTGAATCATAGTTTTAGTGGGTGCGAGTCCCACTAGACACCCCAGTAATATGCAGGTCGTTCCTTAGGGTAGAGGAATCGGTCTTCCAAACCGACGCGAAAGCAAGGAGTTCGACTCTCCCGATCTGCTCACAAAAGTAGATTTTGCATAAATATAAGTAAGGAGGACAAAATGTTCTATTACTTATATGAAGTGAGATGTAATCTCAATGGCAAAATTTACGTAGGAGTGCATAAAACCAAAGATTTAAATGATGGTTATATGGGCTCTGGAAAAGTAATTCTAGCAGCGATCGAGAAATATGGTGTGGAAAATTTCACCAAAACTATCCTAGAGTACTTCGAATCAAAAGAAGCGATGTATGCAAGAGAAGCAGAAATCGTAACCGAAGAATTTCTAGCTCGTGATGATACCTATAATCTAAGACGAGGCGGTAGTGGTGGGTTTGACTATTTAAATGATGGGTCTGAATTGCATATTTCCAGAACACGTAAGGGACGACTTCTTGCGAATGAGAAACTTCGAAACTTATATGGTGATAATTTTCATTCCAAATTGGGTTCGTTGGGTGGAACAATATCTTATAGTAGACATGGAATTAGCGAGGCGTTTTCTAGTGCGGGTAAAACTGCTTTTCTAGGAAAAACGCACAATTTGTTGTCTAAGGAAAAAATAAGTAGGAAAAATTCTAAAAATCAAACTGGTGTGGGTAATTCCCAGTTTGGTACTATGTGGATAACTAACGGTATTTTCAATAAGAAAATTAAAAAGAGTGATGAAATACCGACCGGATATAGAAAAGGAAGAATCTTAGCTCATATGACGATATGAGTATGATACCTCGAGCCCCATGCCACTAGGGCGCTATGATAGCCACTGGCAACAGTATGGTGAGACCGTTTAGTCGGGTAAAGGAACCAATAATAGGTGGCAGGAACATGAAATGAAAGTCCTAATGTCTGTCAGAATGTAGATTCAAACGTCGAGTCCATTCTAGTTTCATTTCCGAAGACAGAATGATGAAGGGACAATTTATTCACATAAGGCTGTTATATCGCCAAATGTAGCAGTGGCTCTAGATTGGCATTAACATTCATTTTTGTTGGCGCAAATTTGGGTTAATGAGTGCAATGGTGTAGCGGAAACACGGGTCCCGATGTAGGCCTATCGTTGGTTCGAATCCAACAAGCACGTTTCAGTCGACAGCCTTATGTGAATACAAAATTAGACGGGGATGGGCCTGCTTGGGGTGTTATAAATAATTGATATGAAAATATGTAAAACCTGTGGGAAATCCACATACAAGCCTAAACAACGAATTTACACTAAAAAAGAATACAGAATTGGGCCATTAGTGATAGAAGGTAGCACACCAAGCTTGCACCTTGGAAGAGGCGGGGCGGTACCGCCATGGTCCACCACAGAATAACTCAGTGTCGCTTAGCCTGGTCAATAGCACCTGCTTTGGGAGCAGGATATCGTAGGTTCAAATCCTACCACTGAGACCAAAATAGTAAAACGAAGTGGTTATGAGCCTCTTTCATTATAGTCGTCCAGTTATCCTGGCCAGGAAAAAAGACTACTATTCTAAAACGTAGATCACCTCCATTCTTGGGAGGCGCCCTGATTATCGGAAAGATGAGTCGGCTAAGTTAGATCGTAATGAGAACATATTCTTCCACTTTATATCCTCGGGTAGCTGAGAGGTTCAAGCGCCTTCCTTTTATAAATAATATAAAGGAGGGTACAACGATGATATGTAAGTTTTGTCAAAAAGAATGTAAGAATTCTAATTCTCACCGCAACCATGAAAGGCTATGTCGAAACAATCCTTTGAGAACCAATGTTCCGACTGGCGGAAATAGAAAAGGTTGTCTAGCATGGAATAAAGGATTGACAAAAGAAACAAGTGATTTGGTTAAGAAGATTTCTGAGAGCGTTTCGAGAACAACTAAAGGCCGAGCAAGATCTATACCTATTACACTAGAGACTAGAAAGAAGTTGAGCAAGATTGCTATAGAAAGAAATTTCGGCTGTCAGAATAAAAACAGGTACGCTCATGGGTGGTACGAGTCTCCTACCGCAGGCAGAGTTTGGCTCGAGTCTTCATACGAGTTTCGAGTTGCTCAAGAATTAGATGCAGTCGGTATTGTCTGGATACGACCGGCCTATCTAATGTATGTGTTAGATGGCAGAGAGAGAAAATACTTTGCCGACTTTTACTTGCCAAATTACGGTGTTTATCTTGATCCAAAAAATGACTTCTTAATCAAGAAGGACCAACGTAAAATATCTGCCGTTGTAGAACAAAATTCAGTTAGGGTTCTAGTTTTAACATCAAACCAACTAACTTGGAGTATAATTGGGTCTTTAGTTTAATGTAAAACATCCTCCTTACAAGCGGAAGTCGGCGGAGCGTAACCGTCAAGACCCACCAAGATAGCATGTCAGTTCGAGTCTGACACCGAGGACCAATTTTCCAAATACTGTTACAAACCACATCTGTTGCGGCCTCCCAGTGGGTGTTAGGTCGGTATGCTGACACATGCGAGTATATTTCTGTCAGGATTTATATGACTTCGGGTGTGTTTTATAACAGTATTGACCCACTTTAACTGAGATAGATTAGTGATGGACTGAAAATCCATAGAGGCAGGAGCGTTACCTGCAGGTGGGACCAAAATAATATAATGGCACATGGGACTGCTTGGTGTGGTCGCTGCACTGTCAATGCAGAGGTTCAGGAGGGTTCGATTCCCTTATGTGTCGCCAAATAATGCCCCGGTGACGGAATTGGTATACGTGTTACGCTTAGAACGTAAATTTTAGGAGTTCGAGTCTCCTCTGGGGCACCAAACAAAATGCTCTCGTGACTAATGCGAATTGGCACAGCTAAGGGTCTTAAAAATCCTGTCATTGTGGGTTCGAGTCCACCGAGAGTACCAAGAAATATGAGGTTGATACCACAAAATAGTAGATGGAGAATAATGCTCGGACGGCGTGCCTTGTAATCGACCAGTAGGGTATTGTGGATAGGCATTGATAGAGACATAGACTCACGCTGGGTAAAGCCAAGTAGATCGAATCAATACACGTAAGTCCTTTTGTCGACTTCATATAAAAAATTTGCCATCATAGTGTATGGGTATTGCATATTGCTCTGTCAAAGCAATGGAGAGGGTTCGAGTTCCCTCTGGTGGCGCCAAACAATGTCGTTGTTGCTGAGTCGCTCTCAGTACGGAATATAACGAGTCATGACGTTAGTGGGTTCAAATCCCACCCAACGACACCTAAATACGGTTGCTTGGTAGTAAGCTAGAGTTTTATGGAAGTGTGCCAGAGAGGCTTATTGGCGCTGTCTTGAAAACAGATGGTCCGAAAGGACACGTGGGTTCAAATCCTACCACTTCCGCACAAAAATTATGTACCGTTGGCTGAAATAGGTTAGGCGATCGCCTGCAAAGCGATATTATACTGGCGCAAGTCCAGTACGGTACTCCAAAATATGGTTCATTAGACATCTAAGGAGGATGGTCTGCCTGTAAAGCAGATGCTTCGGCCCGCACGGATCGTTACCGTGGTGAACCACCAAAAAACCACCAATCCTTCCTTAG